GTGACGGTCAACAAGGCCTGATCGACCGGCCTGACACGAGTGCCGGACGGCATCCCCACTGCCGTCCGGCACGTGCCGGATCAACAAAGAAACGGAGACAGGCCGCAATGGCGGACAAGGACAAGGTCGAGGTCGACAACCGACCGACCTCGCAGAAGGACCTCGAAGCGCGACTGGAGCGCGACCACCTGCCCGAGGGCGTGCTGGTCGACAACACCGCTGACGACGTGCGCAACCCCGAGGTGGTGAACGCTCCGTACGCCACCGAGGAGCACGACACGTCCGGCTACCTCGGCGTGTCGCCGGAGTACATGCAGTACGCGAACGAGACGGACCGGCCGCTGACCGCGACCGAGGGTCCGGAGGCCGAGGCCCTGAAGCGTCTTCAGGGCGGCGTCGCCGGGGTTCGCAAGTTCGTCGACCCGCGTAGCGAGGTGGCCACGGAGGTCGGCGTGGTCGCGGGCGAGTCGTTGAACACGGCGGTTTCCGGCGAGGGCTACTCGGCGAAGCTGGTCGACGCCCCCAAGGACTACCAGGGCACGGCGTCCGGCGACGTGGCCTCCGCCGAGACGGTCAGCACGACGAAGTCGTCGGCTCCGGCCGCCAAGGCCCCGGTGAAGACCACCGCCAAGAGCAACTCCTGAGAAGAGGCGGACGTGGCGTACTGCAAGGTCGAGGATCTGCTTATCGGCTCCACCGCCCTCCCGAAGGGCATGGAGCCGCAGGCATACGTCGACGGCGCAGCCGACGAGATCGATATGCGAATCGGCTTCATCTACGTGACGCCGGTGGACATCTCCGACACCTCGTTGGTCGAGCGCCCCGTCCGCCTCATTCTCAAGACCCTGAACATTCACCTCGCCACCGGGCGGCTCTGCCTGGCGATGGCGAAGAACGCACAGCGTACGGACCTGGAGCCCTACGGGGCTTCGCTGGTTCGTGACGCGCTGGCGATGATCGGCCAGATCGAGCGTGGCGAGATCACACTGATCGGCGCAGTGCGGATCGTGCGGACCGGCGAGGACCCGGCATTCACTGGTCCGCAGATTTACAACCAGGATGCCGAGTCGAACGTCGAGTCGTTCTACGACCGGATCGCGAACCCGAACTACTTCTACTGCGGGCCGCCGCGCGGCACTGTGGAGACCGACTCGGGCCTGGTGGCCTAAGTGCCCGGCTACATCGACATCCAGATAATCGGCGATACCGCTGGCGTAGAGGCGATGCTGCAGCACTTGCAGCTAAAGCTGATGCCACCGAACATCGCCGCTTTTCTGCATGTCGAAGTAGATCCATACCTGGCACAGCGAGCGGCCAATCGGTTCGCCAACGAGGGCGACGACGTGGTCGGCGCGTGGCCGCAGCTTCAGCCTGGCACCCAGGCGATTCGTGCTTCGCAGGGTTTCGGTGCTTCGCATCCGATCAACGTGCGGACCGGCGAGCTTGAGCGCTACATTGTCAGTTCTGGCGGAGCGGTTGCAGTTGATCCTTCTGGAGCCGAACTGACATTCCCCGGTGCACCTGCCTCTGGCGAATTGGCAGACAAGGTGCAGACGGCCCAAGCCGGACGGGGCGTGCCGCCGACCGTTCCACGCCCCGTCCTTGGACTTAATCAGAATGACCTCCTCGCCGTGCTTACCTCCACGGCCCTATACATTCAGGCGCCGTGATGATTACTGGTGACGAGGTCGGATTCCCCAGCAATATCGTGGAGTTGCTTCGCGATCGATTGGCCCTGGAGGACGATTACTTTTCGGTAGTGCGTCGGCCGCTGCGGCCCGATGACGCTGACCAGTCGATCGGCCTCTATGCCTCGATGTGGAATCCGGACCCGGAATCGTTCGAGATGCACGGCATTCAGGCAGGCAGCGTTCCTGGCTCGAACGAGCCGTCGCTCGGTCGATACGTTGTCTCGATTCAAGCGATGGTGCGCGATTTCGATGAGGAACGAGGCCTTGCAAAGCATTCGATCCTGTCGACAATCGTTCGGGGTATCCTTTACAGGGATGGTCCGCTTGCTATAGCGTTGTCGCAGCTGAACGTCGAGGTAGCTGGTGTCCGAGAGCGTTCGTTGAGGTGGGGCGTGACCGCGCAGCGCTTCCTCAACAATGAGATCGGGAACAACGAGTGGATGTTCCTTTCGACGGTCGAGTTCTGGCTAGATACGGAGATCTATTAGATGGCAACGAACGAGGAAGTCGAGGAACAGCGCGAGCGCGTTCACGAACTCCGCGCTCGGCTCGACGAGGCCAAGAACGGCGGCTCGGAGAGTCAGAAGGAGCTGGAGAACGACATCGCCCTGACCCAGCTTCAGGCCGAGGAGGCCCGCCTCGCGGCGGAACTCGACGAGGTCGAACACCGCAACGATGCCGCCGTCTTGGCGCGATCGGCTACGCCGCTGGTCGCCGCCAGGGATCAGATGGCAGCGGCCGTCGCTCAGCAGAAGGCGGTGGCGTCCGCGATCACCACCGAGAACAAGGCAGCGGCTCCGGCGGCTCCGGCTACCGAGAAGGTCGTGACCGACAAGACCCCGAAGGCTGAGGGCTGATCATGGCTGCTTTCTCTTCCCAGGCCGGTCAGGTCATCCTGCGGACGCAGTCGGTGCAGGGAACCTTCCCGTCCGACATCGTGACCGCAGGCGTCGGCATCAAGCTCCGCTCCGGCGCGCTCGGCCCGAACCGTGACCTGCTGATCCCGGACCCGGAGATCGGCGGCGGCCGAGACGTTGTCGACGCGAACCTGGGTGCCGTCTCGTGGTCCGGCGACTACGAGTTCTACCTGCGGATGAACTCGTTCCTGACGCTGCTCAAGGCGGCGCTCGGAACGGCGGCAGCGCCGGTCACTGCGACCGGAGTCGTGACGCACACGATCACCCCTTCGGACGCGGCGGCCCTGCCCTACCTGGGTATCGAAGAGGCCGTCGGTGCGTCGATGGAGACGTTCAACTACACCGACGCGGTCGTCAACACGCTGCACATCGAGGCTGAGGCGAACGGCTACTTGATGGGCACCGCGAGCATGATCGCGGCGAAGCAGGTTGCTGGCGCAACGCGCACGGGCAGTCCGCTGTTCGACAACACGCCGATGTTCGTCGGCTCGAACATCACGCTGACGTACAACTCGGTGACGCTGAAGGCGAAGTCGTTCAGCCTCGACATCAACAACAACTTCGAGGACGACGACTTCCAGCTCGGGTCGTTCTACCTCAATTCGCTGGTTCCCAAGCGGCGCGAGATCACGGTCGGCTTCACCGTTCGCGAGGCCGACATCACGCTGTGGCGTACGGCGGTCTACGGCTCGTCGGCAGTCACACAGCCCGGCGGCACGACCAACAAGCAGCAGCTGGTGATCAGCTTCTCGTCGTACGACGACATCCCGGGCGGCACTCCGGCGACGAAGTACAACGCGTCTTTCACCATCCCGAAGTTCGCCCTCAAGCCCTACGCGCTCAGCGTCTCCGGTGACGACATCATCGACGACGACATCGAGGGCCAGGCGCTCCGGCCGGTCTTCGGAACTCCGGCGATCACCGTCGTCGCCAAGACCGACGCCGTGACCGGCGGCGGCGGCGGCGCAGTCATCGCCTAGCAAGACCCCGACGCCCTGCGTCGCCCCCGTGGCGCAGGGCGTCGGCCTATCAACTGAAGGATCGACCACACGAGAGGGTCAGACATGACCACCCAGATGTACGAGGACCCGCGCGACATTCGAGGCGCGAACATCGTGGCGAGCGACGAGGCCGTCGTGACCGGCGACGAGTTCGTCGACTACTTCGGCTTCGGCCGGGACGAGACCTTCGTGCTGCCGGACGGCAAGCAGCACATCTTCTTCAAGGTCATGAACGAGGGCCAGCGCGCCTACTTCCAGAAGAAGACCTCGAAGGACATCAAGTTCAACCGGGCGTCCGGCGACGCGGCCATCAAGGCCGACCAGGCCGAGGAGCGCCACGAGCTGATCCACTCCTCGGTGACCGGCTGGGATCTGCGTCGGCGCGGTCCGCAGGGCTGGGAGATCGTTCCGTTCTCGTCCGGCGGCGCGAACAGCGCCCTCGCCCAGTGGCTCAAGGTGGCGGACCCGAAGATCGTCGACGACCTGGAGCTGGCCATCCGCCGGGCGAACCCGTGGATGCAGGCCGACATGACGGTCGAGGAGATCGATAAGGAGATCGAACGCCTTCAGGATCTCCGCAAGGAAGTCGAGGCCCGCGAACTGGGAAAGTAAAGTTTCTCCAACAGGTACAAAACTACGTCGAGGGGAAGTCGGTCGAAAACGCTGACCCAGCGCTTCGGCTGTTCACCCTTTGCGAGGGGATGAAGTGGGCGCACTTGCCTGTTGCGGGCGGGCTGTACGACCAGCATCCTACCCTGATGGAGAAGTTTGAAATCATCTTCCAACTGCGGGCGCAGAGGGAAGCGCGGGAACAGGCGAAGCGAGACGCTGAACAGAAGCGGAGTTCTCGTAGTCCCGGGGGGCGGGGCAGACGACGATAACCGCGACCGACGCGGGGTGTGCTTGACGGGGCACACCCCGCGTCTCTATGCTCCCTGCGTCGGGCACTTGCGAGGCCCAAGATGGACCTCTAAGTCCCGAAGGTGAGCGCATGAATGCTTACATGAACATCCAGGTGCGCGTTCTTTCTGCGAGCGCAGCTGCCCAGATTCGTGCATTGCAGGCGCAGATCAATGGCTTGTCGATGTCGATGGCAGGCGCTAACCGGGTGGGTTTCCTCGGAGGCGGTCAGCGGCAGATCTCGGCACTGTCGAAGTTTGGTAACCAGCTTCAGTGGACCGGTCGACAGTTGCAATATAACTTCACGCTACCCCTCGCAATAGCGGGGGGCGCAGCAATGAAGTTTGCACTGGATAACGAGACGGCCTTCACGCGCATCTCCAAGGTCTACGGTGACGCGGCAATGTCTGCTGACGTCATGAAGAATGAGCTGAACGCGCTCAAGAAGGCATTCGAGGCGCTGTCGAACGAGTACGGTGTTCAGCAGTCCGAGGTTCTCAACATTGCAGCTGACTGGGCGGCGGCCGGTGCATCTGGCCTTGCCTTGGCGCGCGGTGTTGAGCAGACGCTGCGCGTCATGGTCCTTGGTGAGATGAACGCGGCGGACGCCACGTCGGCCCTTATCTCGATCCAGGCTCAGTACAACCTGTCCTCCGCTCAGCTGATCGACACGATCGCCAAGTTGAACATCGTGGAGAACCAGACGGCCATCTCCATGCAGGGCCTGATCCAGGGTTTCCAGCGGTCGGCTGGCGTCGCCCGGTCGGCTGGCGTGGACGTGGACCACCTCGCTGCCATGCTGGCCGCCCTGGTCCCGGCTGCCGGATCGGCAGCGCAGGCCGGTAACGCGCTCAAGACGATCCTGTCTCGCATCATGTCGCCGACCAAGAAGGCGGCGGACACAATGGAGGCAATGGGCATCAATGTCAAGAGCCTCGCGTGGAACAGCCTGAACGGTTCGCAGCGCCTCGAAGTGTTGGCGCAGAAGTTCCACGGCCTCGCGGATTCACAGAAGACTGCAGTCGCAACCACGATCGCGTCGCAGTACCAGCTGAACAAGTTCGAGATCCTGATGGACTCGATCTTCAAGGCCAGTGACAAGGCTACCCGTGGACAGAGCCGATACGCCCAGGCGCTTGACGCCACGAAGAACCGAGCCTATTACCTGAACCAGGCGCAGAAGGAGCTTAACCAGGTACTCAACTCGAATCCGCAGCGACTCAAGCAGATCTGGGTGATCCTGCAGAACGCGATGGCGGATGTCATCCAGCCGATGATCCCGCTGCTGTTGGGCATGGCGCGGGTGCTGGCCGACCTGGTGCAGGCGTTCAACAACCTGCCACTGCCGGTCAAGCAGACGGTAATGTATCTGCTACTGTTCTTGGCAGTGTTCGGGCCACTGATCCGCTACATCGGCTCGACGATGACGCTGATCGGCGAGTTGGGTTGGTTCTTCGCGGGGCTAGGCAAGCAGGTACTCTGGGTCGTCAAAATCTTCGCTAGCTTCCTGGCGTTGCCCTTTAGCGCGCTAGGCTCGGTCTTCGGAATGCTGGCAGGCGGCATCCTGCGGTTCGGTGGTGCGCTGCTCACGGCGGCGCGAGCGGTCGGCATGTTCATTCTGACTGGCCCACTGTTCGGTCAGTTCTTCGGCGTGGTCGGTGCGATCCTGTCTCGCGGCGGCGGCATGATTGTTGCCATCTGGATGACCGCCCTTGGCCGGATGGCTGCGGTCACCGGTCCAATGCTGGCGGCTATCCAGAGCCTGTTCGCCCTGTGGCAGCTCGGCATGATCCGAGTCATCACGCTGGTTCGTAACGCGATGCTCGCGGGCTGGCTGTCGATGACGGCAAGTGCCCGCTTCGTGGGTCCGGCGATCATCGCCTCGTTCCGTACGATGTGGACGATGCTTGTCGCCATTACGACTGTTGGCGTAACGAGCATCGTAGCTCGTATGCGCGCCATGGTCGCGCTGACTGTCGCGATGTTCGCCAACTGGCGCGTGATCCTGGTTCGGCTGAGCACGCTCATGTGGTCGGGAATCCTGGTAGTCTTCCGAGGCGGAATCGTTGCGCTCGGCCGCTACCTGTTGGCTGGCCTCACGGCCCTGGCTGGTCCGTGGGGGATCGCGATCGCAGCCATCCTCGCAGTGCTCTACATATTCCGTGACCAGATCGGACAGCTGGTTCGGAACATCATCAACTTCTTCCGCAACATGCCGCCGGGCATCGCCAACGCCTTTAAGCCGCTTGTCAACCTGTTCAACACGGCAGTCAAGTACATCATCACAGCTTTCAACGCACTGCCCAAGGGTGTGCGTGATGCGATGATGGCTGTCGTGCACATCGTGGCCGAAGCAGCTCGTCAGGTCTACCAGTTGTTCAGTTACCTGAACCCGTTCGCGCACCACTCCCCCTCGTTGGTGGAGAACGTGACGAACGGTATGGCGATCGTCAAGGCGCAGTTCAAGTCGATCACCGACATCGAAGGCCCGATCAAGTCAGCGTACGAAGAGATCAAGAGGTTCGGAGTAGCGACTGCCAGCCTCCTCAAGGGCATGGACTCGGCCAAGCGGGCTAGCGATCGTGCCGACCTGGCAAAGGTTGCCCCTGGCGCACTCGACGAGTTCGATGCGCTGGTTCGTCGCATCTTGATGCTGACGCCGATCCTCAACCAGCTCAAGGCTGCCGTCGATGCACAGCAGGCTGTCGTTGATAAGTGGAAGAGCAAGCTGGACGCCGCCAACGATGCGCTGGACGTGCAGCAGAAGAAGCTGGACGCCCTGAACAAGGTTCTACAGGACGCCAAAGACAACCTTCAGCAGGCGCAGGATAACCTCCAGAAGTACGCCAACACGCCGATCACCGGCATGAAGGCGATGGAGGATCAGATCTTCGCGAACGAGATGGCGCAGAAGAAGCTCCGTCTCGAAATCATGAAGATGGAGGACGCCGGGCAGTCGGTCGACGACCTGACCAACAAGATGCAGGCGCTCCACGGGATGCAGGAACTACTGACTGGCGAGCGGAAGTCCCTGCAGGATGCTGGCGCGGGCTCCGAGATTCTCAAGACGTACGATGATCAGATCGCGTCCATCAAGGACCAGACGAAGGGTGTCGCCGGGCAGATCACGGAGTACCAGAAGCTGTCCGACGAGCTTGACAAGTTGCAGCGCCAGGGCGAAGAGCTCGACCTGGAGAAGTCCCTAAAGTTTGATGAACTGACGAAGCAGATCAACGACGCCGCGAACGCGACGAAGGAGATGAGCTTCGACGACATCATGAAGGGGATCAATGATTCCAATGCTGCGATCGCCAAGTATTCAGATGAAGTCGAAAAGGCTAACAAGGCCGTCGAAGAGCAGCAGAAGGTCGTCGACGCGGCAACTGCGGCGCGCGATGCGATCCAGGCTTCGTATGATGCTGAGGTCAAGAAGCTCGATCAGCTGAAGGACGCCTATGACAAAGTTAACCAGACGATCCAGGATATCAACTCGTCGCTCAACGATATGGCCTCTGCGGCGGCGGATGCCATTCAGCGAGCCAAGGACGCAGCCGGTAAGGGTGGCGGTCTTGGACCGGCGGGCGACTTCCCGGACGTGGGCGGAGCGGGATCGCTCGGACGCGAAGGCGGCCTAGGAGACCAGTCGTCACTGATCGATGATTTCACTAAGGATCTCGCCAAGAAGACTGGCGACCTCATGGGTGGCCTCGATCTGTTCGGTGGGATCAAGAAGAAGTTCTCGGCCCTTAAGGGTTGGTTCAGCACGAACGTCGGTCCGGTGTTCGGTGCGATCGGAGACGCGGCTAAGCAGATCTTCGGTGGCATTGACTGGCTTGCGCCGTTCAAGAACACCGACTGGACCTGGGCGAAGAATATCTGGAACACGATCAAGGATATCTTCAACACGGGTGTAAGCTGGATCAAGAACATCTTCAAGCTGTTCGCTGACGACTTCAAAGAGATCTGGAACACGATCTGGGATGCCGTCAAGGATGCCTGGAAGACGCTGGCGCCAGAGGTCGCAAAGTTTAAGGATCTACTCGGCCCGCTAGGCGACTTGTTCAAGGAGATCTGGACTGTCGTTAAGCCGGTCGCGGCCATCCTGGGCGTGGTTCTGCTCGGCGCAATCAAGATCCTGGTGTCGATCCTGGTCAACGTTCTGAAGCCTGTCCTGGGCTTCATCGTAGATGCGATCAAGGCACTGCTGGAGATCCTGCATGGCCTCTTGCAGTTCATCTTGGGCGTGTTCACCGGCAACTGGAAGCTCGCCTGGGAGGGCATCAAGAACATCTTCAAGGGTGTTTGGGATGCGATCTGGGCGATCCTCAAGGGCGCTGTTGGAGTTATCTGGGGGGTCATCTCCGGATTCGTCGAGGGCATCGTAGACTTCTTCAAGTGGCTCTTCGATGTTCTGGTTGGCCACTCGATTATCCCTGACCTGGTCAACGCGATCATCACCTGGTTTGCTGGCCTACCGGCGGCCGTCTGGAACGCGCTTAAGGACCTCGGCGCGAAGATCCTGGATGTCGTCCATAAGGCCTGGGACTGGTGGGTCGCGGCCAACAAGGCTGCGTGGAACCTGATCAACACCTGGTTCCGCGGTATCCCGCAGGCGGTCTGGAACGCGCTAGTCGACTTGGCGAACAAGCTGCGTGCAAAGGCGACGGAGGGCATGAATGCCTTCTGGACCGGCGCGAAAGTAATCTGGAACACGGTGTCCGGCTGGTTCAAGGGCTGGGCAAGCAACATCGGCAGTTGGATCGCCAACGTGGCCGGAACGCTGTACAGCATCGCGCACAACGCGATCACCAACTTTAAGAACGGCGCAACTGCAGCCTGGGCCGCGGTGCAGAGCTTCTTCGGCGGCTGGTACACCAGGATCAAGAACGCGATCGGCAACGTCAGCCTGTACAACATCGGCAAGTCGATTCTGAACAGCTTGCTCGACGGCCTTAAGGCGGCGTGGAACGACACCAAGAATTTCCTGTCTGGCCTCGGCCAGCAGATCAAGAACCTGAAGGGTCCGATCGAGAAAGACCGCAAGCTGCTGATCCCCGAGGGTGAAGCAATCATGCAGAGCCTGCACACTGGCCTGCATGGTGAATGGTCTGCGGTAGAGGCGTACGCGAAGAACATTGCCCCCTCCATCGTCGACGCGATCTCCAGCGGCATCCCGGCATCCATACCCACGGGCCTACAGGGCAACGCCACGGTCGGGCTGGGCGGCACGCTGGCCACGGCGGCGGGCAACATCGCTACGATGTCGGCCAACAACGGATCTACCTCGGGCAACCAGTACGGCACGACGAATAACTACACCTTCACTGGGGACCTGTCGTTCCCGAATGTTACAGACGGTGGGGACGCTGAGGAGTTCCTCGCGAACCTTGAGGCGATTGTCAGGGGCGGCTAAATGTCAGCGACTCAGATCCGAACGGTCGGCACGACTGCGACTTTCGCATCGGTGATCAAGCGCGGCGTTATCACCTTGTCCGATAACCGGACGGTGACGCTGATCATCGATGCGAACCAGGCTGCGTCGTCCGGCACTGACGTCACTGGCGTTGCCAAGATCTGTCTATATGTGTCAACCGATACGACTCGGACGGCACATACTCTGGCGGCGAACTTCACGCCCTCCGTTGCGCCGTGTTCCTCGACTCGTGCTGCACGGGCGAGCATCGGTCGTGGTTCGGACAACAAGGTCTGGGTGGCCTGGCAGGGAGTTGACAACGGCCTGTACGTCAGTAGCTGGACCTACTCGGCAGGTACGCTGACTCCGGTTTCGACCGAGACTCTGGTCGCCGCATCAGGAACTGCTGACCGTTACCGGGCGGTTGACATCTCGGTGGGCAACACGGGCCAGATCCTGGTGGCTGCGTACAACACTGCGGCCACCAGCGCCTCGACGCACGTGTTCCTCCGCAACACCGCGAACAACTGGATTCAGATCGTTTCGTCCTCGACTCTCACGGCGGCGGCCCGGGTCGGCAGCGAGGATATCTCGGTGATGTGGCGGACGGATGTTCCCACGTCTGGCAATGGGCGATTCTTGCTATACCAGACGAAGGTGTCCACGAGCGCCGACTTCGGCGATCTGATCCGCGAGTACCAGGTGGACGTGGCGACGACCACTGCCAGCTCCGCGACCACGAGTGGAACCTGGCTCAGTGGTGCTGCATTCCAGAACCAGGCGGCAGGTACGCGCCGGGCGATGATCTCGCAGGTCAACAACTCCATCTGGATGCTGGCTGGCGTTATCGGCTCGGCGGCTCCGAAGTTCTTCGCGACGAAGCTGACGAGCGGTGCGTACGGCACGCCGGTCATCAACACTGCTGGTTACGTCTCGACTACGGCTCTGGCTAACTTCTTCCAGATCGACAACAGCTACAACCCGCGCACTAGCTTCACGGTGGTCTACCGAGACAGCCGGTTGTTGTTCGTCTTCATCAGCTACGGCGCTGGTCTAGCACCTCGCATCGTCCGCGAGGTGACGATGACGTGGCCGGATTATGCGACTGCGTCTGCCAAGCCGACCATCGACCTTGTGCCGCGCCCGTCGGACAGTGGCTTCTACGGTGACGGTGGCCCGATCGCTGTCTACGGCGGCGACATCAAGACGACGACCGCTGGCACCACAGCGTTTGCGTACCTGGCGATCTACGGCCCGAGTGGCAACACGCTCTCGTCGACTATTCCTCGTCGTGCGCGCTTCGTGGCCGAGGATGTGTACGACGCGCCCGCGCTGCTGTCTCCGATCGCAGTAGAGCCGACGGCTCGACCGACCTATCGAGTCAGCGTCAACAACGCGAACCTTCAGCCCAACCTGTACGGCAAGGTTGAGATCAACGTCGCGACCAACTCGACGTTCACCACGGGACTGATTACGTTCCAGGAGGACGACAAGAACTTCAGGTACTTCGGGACTAAGGACGGCTTGTCGGGTTCAGCGCTCACGGTTTCAGTGCCAACGCCTGGTCCCGGGCAGGCGCTGACTCAGGGCGCCTGGTTCTGGCGTGCCCGCGTCATTTCAGACAAGGGAACAATCGGCGCATGGTCGACGACTGGCACATTCACTGTCAGTCACCCACCGGCAGCGATTCCTATCTTCCCGACGGCCAGCAGTGTCGTTCCGTATACTTCAAGCAACAATTACACCTTCGCGTGGAACCGGTCGGACACTGATCCCAACGACTCGCAGACGGCGTACCGGATCATCGTCCGTCGCCTCGATACGCTGGCGAACATCCTGGATACTGGGTTCGTTGCATCGTCGGTAACTTCGGCGACGGCAAGCCTGGACTTCCAGGCGCTCGGGCTGGTGGAGTCTCCGCTGGACTGGTCCGTTCAGTTGAAGGACGCTGACGGTGTCACTGGTCCGGCCTCGTCCCCGGTGCAGTTCATCGTTGGCTACCAGCCTGCGATTGCGATCCTGTCTCCCAACTCGACAGATCCAGTAACGTCGGCAATGCCGACGATCAGCTGGTCGACGACTCCGTACGGAAGCCGGACGCAAAAGGCATTCCGGATCTCGATCTACAACAATGTCAACCCGAACCTGATTGCGACGAACCCGTCGTTTGAGTCGGGCTCGCTGACCGGCTATTCCTCGGGTGGCGGTACCGCTGCGGCCACGAGTGCCCAGGCACACTCGGGAGCGTTCTCGGGATCGATGACTCCGGACGGCACGACCGTTACGCCGAACTTCTCGCTTTCGGCGAACATCACCGGCGTCGTGCCCCTAAAGAACTACACAGCAGAGTTTTGGGTTCGTCCGAACGGCTCGACGGCCAAGCCCCCGGTGGTAGGGTTCAACTGGTACGACGGCAGCGGCACGTTCATCTCGAACACTGGAAACTTCTTCCAGACGAACCCGATCATCGGCGCCTGGCAGAAGGTTTCATCGACAGCTCAGGCGCCGGTCAATGCGGCTCAGGTCAACCTGTTCTTTGGTCGGGGGTTCACGCCCGCAGTGGGTGACACCTTCAACGTTGACGATGTCGGCCTTTTCGTTGCCAGTGCTTACGATACCGACCCGATCTTCAGCACGGGCTGGGTTGCGAGCACCAACACGAACTACACGCCTCCGTTGAACGTGATGGTAAACAGCAGCGCCTACCGCATTGTCCTTGAGGTGCAGGACAGCGCTGGTCTGTACTCCATCCAGGATGTAGCGGTCACCACTAACTGGGTTGAGCCTGCGCTGGCAAGTGCGCAGACGGCAGTGGCGTTCGATGACTTCAAGGTGCGGGTTTCCTGGACGAACGCTGCCCAGGACTCCGGCTTCATCTCGTACCGCGTGTACCGAAAGTACATGCAGGTAGCTGATGCTTCACTGGATGTCGACGACACCGCTGACACCTGGTATCTGGTTTACGAGACGGATGCGATTCAGTCGAGCTACACGTTCGACGATTACCTCGCGCCGTTGAACAAGTCGATCCAGTACGTCGTGGTCCAGCTGGCTGACCGGTTCGGTTCGCTGATCGAGTCGAACATTACCTCGTCGATGTCGGTAACGTTGGTAGGTGAGCGTTACTTCTTCGTGCCGTCGATCCCGGTCGGCAGCATTGCTAGCTTCGAGAGTTCGGGCATCACCGGCGACAGTTTCTCGCGCGATGTCGAGCAGGAAGTCCTGCATGTGATCGGTCGCGGGCGACAGGTTCAGATCGGTGACGACCTGGGCTACTCGGGTACCTTGACGGTGAAGCTGCGCAACCCGGCTACGGCTCGACGGGACCGCGAGTTCTTCGAGTTGATTTCCGCGGCGTACAACAAGGTCTACGTCAAAACGCCTTTCGGAGACGTAATCCTGATAGCGCTCCAATCCGTGCAAACGGCCCGGCAGGCAGGGTATGGTGGTAACTCCGATTTCTCTGACCTGAGCATTCCGTACACGCAGATCTACGACGAGCCGCTCTTGACGCGACAGGTGTAACCGATGCCTTCGACGAACCCAGCACTTATCCCTAGCATCAGGGATCTGCTGCCCGGCTGGCCCCAGCTCGGCATTCCGCCGGACAACGTACTCAAGCAGCTGACTAGCGGCTTGGTGCGTATCCAGCGGCGCGTGGAGATCTACGAGGCGGACATGGTGACGCCCTGGGATGTCGACAACTGGGACGCGCGCCTAGTGGACGGAAGCATCACGGTAGACCGCGAGCGCGACGAGCGGAGGATGTGCGACTTCTCGCTAGACAACACTGACAACGCCTTGAAGAACAATCCTCGGAATGGCTTCTGGTACGACAAGATTCTGAAGGCGTTCTGGGGAATTAAGTTCTACGACACGGCGTCCGGGCAGTGGATTCGATGGGAGACTCCGCTTGGAGTCTTCATGATCGATCGAATCGGCGAAGGCCGGTTTCCCAACACCATCAAGGTGACCGGTCGAGATCTGTCGAAGAAGTGCATCATCTCCGGCCTGTCGCAGACGATTGCATTCCCGCAAGGTGTCGCGATCGAGACTATTATTCAGGCTGTTGCGGCCAACGCTGGGATCACGCAGTTTGCGCTGCCGATTACCGGAAACGCTTACGCTCAGGATATCGTCTTCACGCGCGGCACGGCCCGCTGGAAAGTGATCAAGGACCTGGCAGACCTCATTGGCTACGAGGTCTACTTTCGTCCGGATGGCGTCCTGACGATGCGACAGATTCCTGACCCGACGTTGTCACCTGTTGCCTGGTCGTTCACGAATGACTTCGGCGGCTCGCTGGTTGACTACGACAAGTCCACGGATGACTCGAGAGTCTTCAACCACATCATCGTGACCGGTGCAGCCTTGGGCGCTGAGCCTTCGGCATTGGCAGGCGCGGTGACCGGCTCGGACGTGTCGGAGATCGTGTTTGCAGAAGCGCTCAATACTGATCCGGCATCGCCTACTCGCATTGCGCGGATCGGTGACCGGACTAAGCCTTACGAGTCGGACTACTTCACGTCCGTAGCGCAGGCACAGGACTACGCGAATCTGATGTTGCGGATCGCGTCGCTCGAAGAGTACGACATGAACTTCTCGTCTCTCATTATTCCGTTTCTCGACGCCAGTGATATTGTCGAGATTCAGCAATCCAGTGACGACATCTACACGCCTTCCCGCTTCCTGTTAAGTAGTTTCACTCTCCCGATGAGTCTCGGCCCAATGACTGGCGTGGCCCGAAGGACTACCATCACGGGCTCGAAGCAGAACACGGAGTTCCAGTAATGACATCCTCGTCTTTCGGCATGGCGGACCCGAACGCTGGATCGAACAGCTCGCGACCCAAGAAGACGTTCAGTGACCCGGATGTCGCTGCTCGCCTTCGCGACGTGATCAAGCAGGTCGCCGGAAACACTGTCGATGCGATGGGGACGAACCCGAACGTCGCTCGCTTAATGTCCGTTGATCTGGGGAAACTAACAGCGTCCGTATGGTTCCCGACTGATGACTTCCCTGTTCAAGTGAACCTGTTCCCGGACGTGATTCCGCTGGACATGGGTGACTTCCGAAGCAGTGGGATGTCGGATACTTCGGCGGTCGGCACCGGCGGTCTTGTGTACGTCGAGCAATTCCGTGGCAAGCCGTACATCACTCGGGTCCTGAGCGGCGGCACCTACGCGCTCAACGCGAACTTCCTTGGCCAGACCCAGCGGATGTTCAACGCGACGCTACAGGGAACCTTGACTGGTCCACCAGTAACCGGCGATGTTTACGAGCGGCACGTAAACGTGATCGTCAACAACGGTCAGAGCTTCGTGCAGGGGAATGCGCTCCTGGTCGGGCCGTGGTCGGGAAAGAATGACGGCTCGTCGATTGACGGCATTATCGAGCTGACGCTGAATTACTGGGTGACCGGCGCCGGGCTCAACCAGGCGCGGAAGTACACATTCTCTATCTCGGACCGCATGATCGTTGACTTGCCGAGTGGTGCGAACAAGCCGTTCTGGATGCGACTGATTCCGGAGAAGAGTCTGGGCACCAGCCCGCACGCCGAGCTGGCTATTGACGTTGGCCTTGTGAAGACCGGAATCCGGACGACGCTTGAGTTCTGGTTCCGACTCGTCCCGCTTGACACATGGGCAGACCAGAGCGTTTACTTCCTGTCGGTCAAGACGTTTGGCTCGTCGTTCAACGTCGGCGACCCGAAGACGGGTCGCATCATAATGATCCAGCAGACGGTTGCCGATCCGCTGCAAGGCTGGGTGGGTTTCAACAACTCCGGCATGGGCTGGACCGAGAAAGACGAGATGGGAACGTTCGTCAAGGGAACCTGGTTCCAGGGCGAAGAATGGTCTAACGGTTCTTGGCGGTCCGGGCCACTTCGTGCGGCCAACGACCTGGCTAGGACCTGGCACGCTACTGGCCAGTGGACCTGGTACGTCGACACTGCCTCCCTGTTCTGGGAAGGCAACATCGTCTTCTCGGGCATCGGTCCGAACTACAACGCCTTGCACAACGGAAACCTCAGCGTGCCGATGCCGTCGGGCGTGGCAATACCTGTCTTCCCGGCCACGCCGGGCTCTGGTACCGGCAACCAGATCAGGGCGTTTGACGGGTCAGGCCGAATTCCACTGAACGCTGGCGACACGCTGTACTACGCGCTACAGCCAGGATCGGGCACTGGTGGCCAGAGTGCCAGCATGTACCCGGCGGCTAACACCTTCTTCATCGTCGACAACAAGAACTTCAACGCGACGAACTACAACTTCAGCTTGCCAGAGTGGGCGATCCCGATTGCCACTCGGCCGCTGACGGTGAACGCCGAGACTCGAGACATCTACATCCACAACCCCGCGCTACAGATCGACATCACGGATACCAGTACTTACACGGCCGTCTCGTACAGCGCATCGCACTCAGGCATCGTCGGCGGCGACGATACCGAGACGATGTTCGTGCCGTCCTTCAGGTTCCGCGCCAAGACTGCGTACCGAGTCAGCTTCAAGTGCGGTTTGCAGTCGACGGTTGCCTGTGGCGTCAGCATCAGGCTTCGAAAGGGCTCGACCGTGGCCGGGACGGACTACGGCGAGTTCTTCCGGTATCCAGTGAACGTGACTGGCGTCGTCATGGCCGCCTACGGCGAGATGTACCTCATGAACGACACTAACACTGATGTCGTGACTGACTCGGTGATCTGTGGTCAGAGTACCGGCGCGAACACGTCTACCTGGATTCGCTACGCGAACGCGACGACAAATGCCTGGGTTCTGATTGAACGAGTCGGATTCTCTGCCAAATACGCAGGCTTCGCAAGGCAGGTATAACGGCCCCAACCCCGGGGATTGCTTGACAGGGATACTACTCGTGAGTACCCTGTCGCGCATACGACACGGGAGGTCGATAAGATGGTGACGGTTCTGTCCTACGAGATCCTGCCGGTGGCTCAGTCGCCGAGTCAGGTCTTGGGCATCACTGCCAACGCTGCGACGATCGCTGCTGCAATCAGCTCGTTCGCGCCGCTGGTCGTGGCCTGGATCACCAAGAAGGAGGCGAGCGATCGAGTCAAGGCGATCATCAACCTGCTCGCCGTAGCGGTGGCAACAGTCATCGCGCTGATCTGGAACGGCAACCCGGACGGGACGCCACTCAACTGGCAGACCGTCCTGATGACGTTCGGGTCGGCACTGATCGCCAGCGTGGTCGCCTACAAGGGCGTATGGAAGCCGCTGCTGGTGACGAACAAGATCGCTGACGCGTCGGCGAACTTCGGAGTCGGAACGCCGGTGCCGACCGTCGCCGAGACGGCGCGCCCGGGTGATGTCGGAGGTACCTCGGAATGAGTGCATGGGTCGTCGTTCCCAGCCTTCTCAAGCTTCGGGACGAGTTCAACCTCGTCTCGCCGAAGCGCGACAAGGGCGCGGACGGCACCATCGGTGACACGAGCCACTCCTCCTCGTCCGACCACACGCCCGATGAGGATTCTCGGGTACTCCGCGATCACGACGCGGACAGCAAGAACGAGGTGCACGCACTCGACATCGACTCGACTGGCCCCTGGCCGGACGGCAAGCGCGGTGACATCGAGGGCAGCTGGTTCGACAAGAAGATCAAGGGCATCATCGCGGTCGAGAAGAAGCGGTGGGAAGACCCGAATGACATGTGCCGCCTGAACTACATCATCTGGCGGGGCATGATCTACGACAAGGACAACGACTGGAAGGGCAAGGTCTACACCGCCACTTCCGACAAGCACGTCAACCACGCTCACTTTAGCGCGCGGTACGAGACCCGCGCCGAGAGCGACACCCGCCCCTGGGGTGTGTACGTCCCGCCCCAGCCCGTCAAGCCACCTGCGGAGGATCTTCCTGTGGACCAGAAGTCGTTCAACACCCTTTTCCTCGGTGCACTCAAGGACCCGGCTGTCCGCAAGGAGGTCGGCGGTGCCATCCTGGAGGCGTCCGGTTGGTCGCCCGGCTTCCCGCAGCGCACCCTCGCGCAGCACGCGATGGATCTTCAGGTCCACCGCAACTTCGAGGCCGGTCACCCGGACGCCAAGGGTCCGCAGGTCGACCCCGAGTCCCCGCTGGCCAAGATGGCCAAGGCGGCGGACATCATCATCACTCAGCACGGCTCGGGGACCGTCCACGCCAGCTAGATCCGGCGGCAAGGCAGGAGTGAAGTGACCACGGGGCCTGAACATCCTGGACTTGCTGAGCTTGCTCGGCAAGTCCGGGATGTGCTGGGAAGGTTCGAGTCTCTCGCTAACAAGTTCGAAGCAACGTTCCTGACCAAGGAATTTTTCAAGCTCTATTCGGACGGGATCACACGGGAGCTGGAGCATATTTCTCAGGCGATGAAGGTTTCGGCCGACGCCGAGAAGGAGCATAATGACCAGCTTGAGAGGCGAATCGCCTCACTGGAGAGTACGCTTACTTGGGTGGTGCGGCTTGTTATTGCCGCAGTTATTGCCGCTCTCCTTGCCGGGATCTTCGTCACCAAAGGGAAGACCGGAGGGGGCGGCTAATGTGAGTGAACCTCGACCGCCAGCGCGTTCGGTGGGATACACAGCTCAACAGAAGGCTGCCATGCGAGCGGTCGAGGAGGAAGGCACGCTAGAAGTAATAAACGACTTCTTGCGTCGGGCTAACGCAATGGCAGATCGCCTTGAGCTTTACGCTCGGTCGGCCAGGGGAGGATCGGGGAGTAATGGCGAGCCAGGAAACATCTGAGGAGCGCGACGCGCTACTCGAAGCGGTTCGTACGCTCACCGAAGAGGTGCGTGGAATCCAGGAACGTCTCGATACGATCTACGCACCCCGGGACGAGGTGACTCGCGAGGGGCGAAAGCGTGCCTGGCGGTTTCTGGGGATCTCGATCGTCATCGTCTTGATTTCGCAGTTGCTGACGATCACCACCATCAGCTACTGCTTCCTGAACGCGAACGGTCACGGCGGCCCGGCCTGCAGCGTTATGCCTGGATATTCCCGAGCCATCGAGCAGAGCGACATTCGTCTGGCGCGGTTCGAGCGACTGCTGGACGGCATCGAGGCCACCCAGCAGGACGTGAAGGATAACGACAAAGACATCGCCGACATCAACCGGCGTCTCGACGCGCTGGAGAAGAAGAATGGCTAGCACTGAGCCGACGCCGGTCTTCGACATCGCCGTTCCGAAGGGGACGCGGGTAACTAAGCTCGTTCAAGTTCAGACGAACGGTGTGGTGGTCGCGCTGCCGGTCGGCACTACTGCCAAGATGCAGATTCGATCTGCGCCAGGAAATGCGCTGTTGGCCGAGTTGAACACTGGCGACGGAAGCTTGACGGTTGACGTGAACACAGCAATAGTCACGATCACGATGTCGACCGCTCTCACTGCCGCCTTCGGGTTCGATCGAGCCATGTATGATCTCAATCTGATCTATCCACCGGATAGCGAGTGGGATCGAATTGTCGAGGGAAAGATTATCGTCTTCCCTGGAATCACGCTGTAATAGGAGATCGCAGTGTCCATCGTTGCTAGCGATATCGTCATCCGGCTTACCACGAAGTCCGGCTCGGCCGGGGACAGTCTCGCTGGCACCCCGGCAGGCAGTCTCGGTAAATATGCTTCGACTACCGCGCTCACGAACGCAACCCTGGCCAACCTGTTCGACAATGTCTCGGACGTGGAGTCAGCCGCCGGTGACACGAATTACCGAGCGTTCTATGTGCTGAACAATCACGCAACCCTGACGCTGACCAACGCGCGGGTGCAGATCAACACGGACGCAGCTGGCGGCGCAGCAATCGATATCGCAACCGACAACATCGGAGTCACTGCCAAGGGTTCCGCTTCGGCACAGGGCGCTCAAATCGCCAACGAGGCGACCGCACCCACCGGAGTCAGCGCCTTTGGAGACGGCCCGCTGACGATCGGCGACATTCCTCCAGGCAGCGGCGCGATGGTCTGGGTCAAGCGAGTCGTAACGGCCGGTCAGACTGCTGTTCCGCTGGACACCGTGACGATCGACGTAATCGGCGGCACCCTCTGATCCTCCGAGAGGAGGCAAGGCTATGAGCCGATTCTTTAACGGTGGCACGGCTGCGGACCGCATCGTCTGCTCTCCTGGGTCGGCTGCGCCGACGACGAGCGGGCCAATCACCATTGCTGCCTTGGTGCGCCCGGACAACAGCGCAGGTACCGGCTGGATGCTTGACTGGGATGATGGTTCGTTCGAGAAATGGGGACAACTCGTATCTGGCGGGCAATTCTTCATTGACAACGACTTCAACGGTGGTCCGACCTATACCGCAGGTCGTTGGTACTGGGTTATTAGCGAGAAAGCCAATGGGAGTGTTGCGCCCAGGTGGCACGTCTACGACTTCACCGCGAACGCCTGGACGCATGTTAACGGTGGCGGGGCCATTGCCAATCAGTCAGGAACGCCTGTAAACGCCATCATTGGCGGACAGTCATTCGGCGGTGCATCAACTACTTGGCGCGGCGCAATAGCCGTCGGCGGTATCTGGGGATCGCTGCTGGGCAGTGACGCGACGATCGAGAGTATCTTCACTCACAGTGCTGCTAATATGCTGGCAGCCGGTCCGGCGTGGATGGTACTCCTCAATCAGTCAAGCGTAGCGACTGCCGTCACTGACGTAAGCGGCCACGGGGGTAACCAGACCTCCATCTCCGGCACCAGTGTCGACGCTGATGACCCGCCCGGATTTGATTACTCGCTGACCAGTTCGGTAACCAAGACGGTAGATCTCCGCTGGTCTATCTCGCAGCCCGTGATCGCCACGCCAGATCTGCGTTGGTCAATTGCGCAGTCGGTCACCAAGAACCTGGATTTGCGCTGGGCCATCTCGGAATCGGTGACAAGTACGGTCGATCTACGTTGGCAGATTCTGCAAACCATCACCAAGAACCTGGAACTCCAGTGGTCGGTGGCTCAGCAGCTCGTCAAGCAAGCAGACTTTCGATGGAGCATTTCGCAAGTCGTCGCCTACCAGGCGGATGTCCGATGGCAGATCGAAGGTCAGGTAAAGGCGACAGCTGCATTGCAGTGGAGTATTGACGGGCCGACGCCGTCGGCTCCAAAGAATGCATTCATAGCAAACCGGCACGCGAATACCCTTGTGATCAACCGTAGGGCCGGGATAGACTTCACGGCCGAACGCGGTTAAGTATTCCTCGAACAAGGGATGACAATGACGAAGAAGATCCTGGCGGCGCTCGCGGCCTTCGCTGTGGCGCTGGGCATCGTGGGTCAGGCGACCCCGGCTCTCGCGGCGCACGTCGGCCCGGCTGGTTACGTGACGTTCTACGACGGCTGTACCGGCGGCAGTTCCAGCAACCACACCGTCGGCTACTGCGGCGCGGCGTGGCCGATCCCGCAGAGCCAGCTGGGACAGGGCGTGTGCCACAACGTGCCGACCGGCAGCAACGACCGATTCAGCGCGTTCGACAACAACACCTCGCGGGACATCGTGGTCTACACGAACGCAAACTGCTCGTCGTCCGGCTCGAACGCCCGACTGTACGCGGGCACCATGACCGGACAGCTGGCGTCTGGCTGGAACAACACGATCAGTTCCTATTCTTGATTCGCCCCACAAGGAGGTGCCCCGGGCCGGGAGCGCGGCTCGGGGCACCTCTCTCAGTACGTATCGACGTTGCGCTGCGGTTCAGGGGTGTCGGTGGTGTCTCCGCCCGTCTTGACGATCAGCCCGCTGTCTATGATGGTCCTCCATCGGTCCGGCGATGGCGCATCCGGCCCGGCCTGCGTATCGGTCGCAGCCTCTTCGTTGTCGTCGGTGGGTTCGGGTGACGTGTCCATGAAGAGAAACTCCCTACTCGCCATTTAGTCCTCGTCGATTGGATTCTTCGAGTCTATCTTGACGGCCAGGTCGCCGACCTTGCGGTAGACGAGCCCTTCCAGTTGCTTCTTCAGGTTGGGGTCGACCGTCTTGTCCTTCAGAAGCTTGTTGAACCCGGCCATCGTCAGGCTGATGCCGCCATACTTGTTGAACAGGTCCGGGCCGACCAGGTGTTCGACACGTTCCGCGTCCACCGAGCGCCGGAATGACTGCACTGCCTTCGCGATGTACTTGTCGCTGGACAGCTCGGTCGCGTCGGCGTTCGCGATGTCTTCCAGGATCAGCTCGTCCAGGTCCGCCATCACGGCGTCGAGTCCCTTGCGCTGAAACTCAAGTGCTGCCCGCGCGTTGATTCGCTCGTCGGTGGACGTGAGCGACCAGATCCCGCCGCCCAGGATGTTGGACTTGAGCGTCTCGCAGGCTGCTGCTCGAACGCAGAAGTGGCACTCTGGATTCAGCGACTCGGCGATGTCGTCGTCAGCCGTGTCGATGATCTTCTGCGTCAGCTTCTTGGCGAACGCCCAGGTTGCCTTGTTGTCGTCTCTGGTGAAGACGGTTGCCACTGAGTCGTGGCGCAGCAGATCGAACCGCACCCAGATTCGCTCGGCATTCGGGTACTCGATCTGCGCGGCCAGGCCGTAGAATCGAGCCTGAATCTTCTTGCGTAGATCGTCCGGGCTGAGCGCCCGGCGGATCGTCTTGTAGTCGACGACCTCGTACTCGTTGGGCCGGTCCAGCAGCTCGTCGAACCGGTCCCAGATGTAGTTGAAGGGGATCTTGCCGACCGACGTAGGGATGTCGAAGTTCGTCTTGATCTCGCAGGAGATCACGCGCCGGTTGGTGAAGTCGGTCCGGGCGAACCAGACCTTCAGCATGTCAGCGCCCTCGGCGTACCAGTCGTGCGATTCGGGATCGACGGTGTCGAAGATCACCATGAACTGCATCCGGTACAGCATGAGCAGTGCCTGAAGGCTGGCGGGTTTGGTCTTGTCGATGTAGACCGCCTTCACGTACCACTCAAGCGCGGCGTGCACAGCCGTGCCGAGATCGGCTGCGGCGTTTGCGGGCCGAGCAGCTCGATCGACGTTCTCAGCCTTGTATCGGGCCATGCAGGTTTGCGCAACCTGAAGAGCCGACGCGGAAAATGACTTAGGAATCATCCGTCTCGCTCTTGTCCTTTCGGGTGAATAGCTCGCCACCCCAGACCCCGGAGTCCGAACCAGTAATGACGCGGTAGTCCCGACACTCCTGACGCACCTCGCAAACGGCACAGATTCGCACTGCATCGTTCACGAGGTGCATCTGTCCGCGCACCGGGAAGAAGAGTTCCGGATCTGCCTTTCGGCAGGCTGACTTCAGTCGGAAGTCTTGGTCACCACTTTCCGCGGGCCGGAGGAAGGTGGCGACCCAGGACTTGTCACCTTGGGCGACCCACTGACCTTTGCCGCAGGATGCTGGGCAGGGGTCTCCGGCTCGTCCGGCTCGGTCGTCGTCGGCGACTCGTAGGAGGACGCAGGCTCCGGAACAGATACGGCTTTTGGGGCCACCTCCTCCTCCGTCTCGTCGATCTCCGGGGCGTTCGCGGGAACGGCCTGTGGCCGCCAGTCCTTCATGCCGGGCGGCAGTTCGCCGTTGTCGTAGAAGACGACAGGCGGGGTCATAGGGCGAGCTGTATCGGCCGGATTGGTGTCCTGCGAAGACATCTCGGCGCTCCGTTCGTTAGCAGGGTTGCGTGGTCGCCATGCTAGCGGACGGAGCGCCGGATGTGGTAGAGGGGTCGTACTATCGGTCAGATCAGTGGCACCTCCATCTCTTCGAGGGCCTGCTTGGCCAGTTGGAAGTTGTACTCGTCGCCCTCGATGGAGACTCCGGACCGCTCGTGCAACCGACACATCCGTGCCAGACTTCCCGAGCCGCCGTACGGATCGACCAGCAGGTCACCCGGATTGGTCGAGTGCTGCGCCAGCTTCCACAGCAGTTCCAGCGGCTTCTCGTGCGGGTGGATCAGCTTGTTCGGCCGAACCTGCGACTCGTTGAAGATCAGGTTCGTGCGCTTGCCGTTGCCGGGCCGCTTGCCTCGCTTGTAGTACAGGATGAACTCGCAGCCCATCCCCCACGTCTGAAGATCACCCTGGCCGGGACCATCCTTGATCCACATGCCGATCGCCTTGCGCGTGAAGCCGAACGGCTGAAACAGGATTCGAGTGAACTCCAACCACTCTTCCAGCACCTGGTGCGCCGTGAAGACGTAGATGTCGGAGTCGTCCTTCATGGCCGGGATGATCGTGCCCATGACCTTCTCGAAGCTGGCCATCGCGATTTCAGGCGACTCGTCATTCATGATCTTCCGGGCGTACTTCTTGCCGTCCGGCGTCACCGAGCTGTTACTCTGGTTGTCCACCCCGAAGGGCGGGTCGGTGATGACGCACTGGACCATCCGCTTCGCCAAGAAGCGTTTCCCCAGCTCCGAGCTCTCTCCGTGCCAAATGTCCTGAACGACTCGCATCCGTCATCACCATATCTGCTAGGTCCAGCACGTTCAGCGCTTCGCTTACGAGTGCTAGGACGTTGTACTTCTCGGCCTCAAAACCATACAGCACGCGCTGCTTTGCGTCAACCCACCCAGCGCCACTATCGGCAGCATACTGAACAGAGTATTCCTTAGGTCCGGTCTGCTCGATGCGCATCTCACCGAGCAGACCGTCCTCGTCCTGAATCAAGACTGAGATCACAGCGGTCGAACCACCGTGTCTGCGCCGCCGAAGCACTGATGCTCGATGACGGCGCGACAGCACGGGCAGTTGAAGTCGATGCGGTGAAGATCTCCCTCGGCGTCGATGTGCGCCATCATGATTGTCAGCTCGACGCGAGCAACGCCGCCGTCCATGTCGATGCTGTACCTCATGTCGATGATGCCGGGGATGGCCGCGCCGTCTGGCGCCTGGACGAACGTGTTCTGCGGCAGGCCGTCGGACACGACGTGCACGCTGGGCCGATCGATCGGCGGAAGCTTAGCCACAGCTCGGCCCCTTCATGTGCAGCATCATGTAGACGAAGGCCACTGCGCCGATCACCTCGAAGGTGATCCAGCCCGCCAGCTGCCAGCGCTTAGAACGGAAGATCTTCTTCGTCGTCACCGTAGTCCGCCTTCAGGCTGGTGTTCGGCGTGTTGATGGCCAGCATCAGCTGCTCGTCCGGCGACGCGACCACCCGGGCGTAGAGCTGATCGGGCAGCATGTTGAGTACCTCGGCCTTGTGGTCCGGTCCTGCCTGCTCTACGCAGATGATGACGCGGCCCTCCACCTCTGGTCCCTGCTCGACGATGTAGCCGCGCGACGAGATGTTGCCCTTGTCGTTCTTGAAGAGGATGCCCTGGCAGGCGTCCTCCGTCGACTTGAGCATATTGGTGCAGTCGGCCTGCGACTTCTTCTGTCGCTTGCCTGTGGCCGCGTCCAGGCCCGCGACCCGGCTCCGCCAGAAGAAGCAGGTGATGATCACATCGCCATCCAGCATCACCGGCGACTGCTTGGCCAGCTCTTCTTTGATGGCCTGCTCGTAGGTGTGCAGCTCTTGGTCCCGGCCGATGTAGCCCGCCACTCGACCAGTCTTTCCGCGCGTTGCACCTACCGGACCTACCTGCCAGGGGACCGGATTGACTTCGCAGTTGTACCAGTACTGGATCATGCGAAAATCTCCAACCAGATCTTGGACAGGACGCAGATGCCGAGCGACGCCACGATCAGAATCGCGAACACGGCGCACACGGCCAGGAAGATCTTGCCGAGCGGGTGATCGAACATCTTCTTCGTCACACCATCGGCATCGTGAAGTCGGATGATCGCCTCTTGCTCCAGGCTCAGCTCGGACACCGGGACAGTTGCGTCCGGGTCCGGCCCTGTTGGCGTGTAGCCAGGCGGGTTGCTCGGCGGGTAAGGCGGATTGATCGGGAAGCCGTCTCGACGGCCTCGTCCTCGGGTCATGCCGGAGGCCTCCGATTCATACTGATCAGCAGGGTGATGTTGTTCGGATACTCGTGGTACTCGCAGGCGTAGTACGACGGCATCCCGAGGTCGATGGCGCGCGACAGTTCTGCGCAGGCGCCACTGGACTGCGGCCACCCGGCGATGAGGATGATGCCGCCGCAGGACTCGAGCAGCTTCATGCCTGCATCGATGTAGGTCTGGTACGGCAGGCTGCCGCGCGTCTCCGGCGTCTCGCCGTGGTCGATCTCGTGGGGCGACGCGATCTTGAGCCCGCCGCGCCGGAGGATCTCGGCCCACCGCTCGAACTCGTCGAAGTTGTACTCCGGGTAGCCGCTCATCGGCCCAGCCAGGTAGAAGGTCCGATCGCGGTCGAACGGCCAGCTCTCGTCTTCCAGGACATCGAACGTCATGCTGCTGCCTTACCTTTCTTTTTCCACGGGAAGGAGTAGTCGTACAATTCCCCGGCCATCTTGCAGTTATAGGAGTCGTGCCCGGCCGACATGCCCGGCTCCCATTCGAGCTTAACGACTCCCGGTTGCAGGAACTCGAATCCGGCGGCGTGGAAGATCCTGGCCTGATCACGCTCCTTGCCGATGTAATACGACATCTGCGCGTGCATACAGTCGATACATCCGCCGCACGGTTCAGGTCCAGTAATGCCGCCGCAGCCGACTCCGTCGCCGTATTGCTCTTCGAGCCACTCGTGTTGCTGGTTCTCCCATTCGCGCGACAGATACTGCGGCGTCACGTCGTCCATATGCTCCTCCTCCCGGCGGGGGTGGACCGGTACACCCGAAACGCTAGAGCGGCCCGTAGCGGCCGAATGGCGGGCGGTTTCCTGGGTGATCCGGAGGGCTATCCGGCGCGCCCGGCATCGGCATACCGCCTTTCCGTAATACGTCTGTGGGCCACATAGGCTTGCTGTAGCTGGGCGGCATCCCAGTCAGGGAACTGTCCAACGAAAGTAAGAACGCCTTGAATGCATCGATCAGCCAGCACCACGTGATAACGACTGAGCAGATAAGTAACCAACTCAGCTTGCCGGTAGATCCAATCCAGCGCGGCGTAGTAGCGGTCCGCACTTGCCTCGTCCTCTTCGCTAGGCGACATCGGTAGCCATCTTCTGGCGTGGCGAAACCCAGAACTCTACCCCATCCCCTCCCCGGAAGTAGATCGGCAGGATCTTGTTGTCCGGGTCGAAGCCGATCGTGAGCTTCTCGCCGACGACGCCGTTCAGCGCAGGCATCAGGTGCTCGGGGTTGAAGCGTTTCTCGACTCGGGTCGGCATCTCGAAGGCCTCCGGCGTGTCGAGCACGTGGCCGACGCGACCCTTTTCTTCGTTGGCGACCATCACGGCGAGCTGTTGCTTTCCGAAGATGCAGATCAGCACCGGCATCCGATCCGAGCCGATCATCGTGGACACCAGGTCGATGGTGTCGAGCAGCCCCTGCTTCGGGATCTCGGCCATCACCGGCCAGTCGCGGCGCAGGATCGTGGAGATCGGCGGGTAATCGACTCCGTAGGCGGTCAGCGAGATCTGCGTGTACTCGTCAGGCATGATGTATACCTGACTGCCCTCGACGCGCATCTGGATGATGTCGTTGTTCTTGAGGACCGACGTGATGGCGGAAGGCGGGATGACGATCGGCTCCTTGAGCGGGAGCTGACACGGCGACATCGCGAACTTGTAGCGGTCGGTCGCGATGACCTGCTGGCCGTCCAGGTAGACACCGATCAGCGGCGGCTCTCCGCTCTTTGCAACACAAGGCAGCACCATCGAAACCGCCCTGGCGAGCCCGGTCACCTCGGCCATGTCGTCCGGCGAGAACGGATTCCATCGCGGATACTTCTCGTCGTCGATCAGCATGAAGGTCGCCTTGGTCGCGCCGTGAGACAGGATGATCTGTTCTTGACCGGTGGGCTGTTCGATCGTCAGCGTTTTGTGGCGTACGTTCTTAAGCTTGCCGATCAGGTCGGCAAACACGGGCGACGGCAGACGCCAGGACACCTGCTTCGTTTCGCCCTCGAAGCTGTCGGGCGTCAGCCACGTCGAGTAGCGGACCAGCGTATCGGTCGCCATCACGATGCACTCCTCGGGCGTGATGTCGAGCACGATCCCGGCAGCCTTCTCGAAGGCCTCGCCCCGGGTGGGCGCGACCTTCGCTGCGTTGGCGAGCGCCGACGCGAGCGCAGCGACCTCGAAGACTACCTTCGTCACCGTTCCTCCAGACTGATTGTTACCGTCTTGTCGCTGTCGTCCTGCGTGACGACGAGCTGCTTCTGTTCGAGGGCTCGGATCGCGAGGTTAACATCGGCCTCGTCCAGGGTCACCTGATCGTCGCCCAGCATGTTGATAAGGGCAGCGATGATGATCATTGCCCCCTTCTCATTCTCGCTGGGCGTCGGCCTACGCACAGTAGGTGTCGGCCTAGGCTCGGGGACGTGCAGAGGCTCGCGCAGCTCGGGTCTCATCGGCCTGCTCCTTCGTGATCTCGCCGTCGTTGAGCTTGCGGCACAGCTCGCCGCAGACGCCCGTGCCCTTGAAGGCCATAGTCTTGACCTCCTGGCCGCATTCAGAGCAGTGCTCCTTGCCGTCGCTGATGGTCAGTGCCATCGACGGCGGCTCGTATCCGATCTGCATCTCGGTGCTCATGGTGTGCGTTCGCCCCTTGATCTCGGCGGCCAGGAAGGCCCGGTCCCAGTAATCGAATATGTCTGACAGTGCCACTACAGTACACCGATCGCGGCGCGCCAGTTCTTCTCCATGAACGGGTTGTCGTCCGAGGTCTGGATGGTTCCGTGCGATAGCGCTGCCCCTCGACCGACCTCGAAGCCGTACGCCCGAGCGTTTCGGTCGATCTCGTCGATGTGGTCCGGCGCACCGAGCCGCTCGCGCACGTCGTAGTCCAGCACGTAGCCGGTCTTGAGCATGTGTCGGTACAGCCGGATCGAATCGGCCAGGTCGGGGATCGGCCGGTGCTTCTCGCACTTCTCGGGCTGCGTGGCGATGACGTTCGGATTGACTCGCTTGAACGTCTCGCGCTGTCCGCTCACGTCCACGCCCGACCGGTAGTGGAACCAGGCTTCCAGGTAGGGCATCTGATCCTGCAAGAAGCCACGATCGAAGTGCGGCGATGAGCCGGACAGCTGAAGGTTCTTGTTGTCGCCCTCGTCGCCGAACACCTCGGTCAGCCACTCGCGGGCCTGCACCTGCACGTTGCCCGGATGAGCCTTGTCGGACTCTGGGTGCCGCGCATCCGTGAAGATGTCCTTGAACAGGCCGGACTTGTCGTGCATCGCTTTGACGAACTCGTTCTCTTCGGCGCGGAACAGCGCCGTCTTGTATTCATGCTGGCGCTGGTCCTGCGGGTCGTGAATGAAGACCCGCCAGTCGATGATGCCGGTCCGGCAGACCTCGCCGATGTGGTTGGTCAGGATGATGCCGAGTTCGAAGATCCGGTCGAACTTGCGGTCCAGACCGGACGTCTCGATGTCGACCCAGGCAAAGGTCGGGTGATCGTTGGTGAGCGGAATCCCCATCTGCTCGGCCCAGACTTCCAGCGTCGTGCCCTTCATCCAGAAGGAGAAGGGGTTGTTCTTGAACTCGGCCATCACTTCGCTCCGTATCGTTTCTGGCAGTACTCGACGAAATCGCTGTGTAGGACTCGCCAGTCCCCGGTCACGTTGTCCTTGTATCCCTTGATGGTGCCTTCGCGAACGTACTTACTGGCCGTGCCCTTCGTGATGTCAAGGGCTTCGGCTATCCAGCCGACCGACCTGAACGGATTCTCCGGCGTCGGAATCGGCACCGTCTCCGTCGTCGGCTCAGTCATCCCCTTCCTCCTCCATCAGCATTGCCCTCAACTTCGCCTTCCAGGCTGTGGAGCTTGAGTTGATGACGAGATCGAACAGTCTCTGTTTTTGTGCGTTCAGCTGGGCAACCCGGACCTCTACTGTTTTTCGGCAGATGTACTGTCGTACCTGGACCGGCTGCGTACTGTTCTGGCCGATCCGGTTACAGCGATCGATGCCTTGCTGATTCTTCTGCGGGTTGTAATGGAAGTCCAGGAAGCTGACCTGCCGCGCCGCCGTCATGTTGAGGCCGTAGTTCGCGACCTGCTGCATGTTGAGAATCATCGCCGGTCCAGTCACACCGGACCAACGCTTCACGACTGGCACTCGATCGGCGATCGGAACGTCACCACTCAGTGTGAACGTTGGAACGCCCAGGTCAACAGCCCGCTTCTCGTAGGCGTCCAGTACGTGCCGGAACTGGGTGAACACGACGATTTTCTCGCCGTTTTCCAGTAGCGCCCGATCGTCTTCGATCGCCAGGTCGAGCTTTGCGCTGATGTCCTCGCCGGTGAACATGTTCATCGAGCCGCAGAGCTGCCTGAGGCGCAGGGTCTTAACAAACGCCCATTCCAGCGGTTCGGACTCGTCGTTCTCGTCGGTGTCCCAGTTGACCACCAAATCCTCGGCGATCTCCTGGTACATCTTCCACTGCTCGTCGTACAGGTCCACCCGACGCGGAATGATCTGCACCTCGGGCAGGTCTAGTACATCCTTCTTGAGGCGTCGGAGCATTACCTCCTGAACCTTTTTGACCAGCTCCCGTTCGTTCTGTACGCCGGTGATCTGGCGACCGTTGAAGCCTCCGAACTTGGCGTGCCGGTTGATGAAGCCGTAGTAGTTTCCATACCGGTCTGGATCAACCCGATGGAGCAGGCACCAGATCTCGTCGACCCGGTTTTCCAGCGGCGTGCCGGTCAGCATAAACGACCGACGCGACTTGATGCCCAGGACCGCCTTCGTACGCTTCGACATCGGGCTCTTGATGTAGTGAGCCTCATCGTAGATCGCTACGTCGAAGCTGAGGCCCTCTAGCTCGTACCCGTGGATGCCAGCCTGCTCGTATCCGACGATCAGGATCTTTGGGCCACGCTGGATCATGTAACGAGCTAGCGTCTTGGTGCGCTCGAAGTTGTCAGTGCTGTCCAGGATGAAGTACGGGAACCGCGTGAACTTCTTGATCTCGTCGGCCCAGTTGCCTTTCAGGGTCGGCGGCGCGATCACGATTGCAGTCTCAGCCCAGCCACGGATCACGTCCACCGCGAACACGGTCAGAGCCTCGAGCGACTTGCCGAGCCCCATGTCGTCGGCGAGGATGAACGAGCGCCGCCTCGACAACTCGCGAACGCCATCGACCTGGTGCTGAAAGAACTCGATAGAGTCAAACAGCCAGGGCTCTAGGCTTTTACGCTTAGCCTTGGGGGGCACCGAGCGCTCCGTCCACGTCCGAGTAGATAGTCATGGCCTTCTCGTCGGGCAGGCCGCCGGTGATGTAGTAGACCTTCTGGCCAGTCTGCTTCTCGACCAGAAGCCGGTGTGATCCGATCGCCTCGTGGGCGCAGCGAGGTACCTGCGTAATCGCGACCCGGCGCAGATTGCGATCCAGGTACATGAACGTCTGCGGCTGCCAGCGGGGATCGGTACGTGGTTCGCCAATTTCCTTCGAGGTGGGATCGACGCCGAAGTCCCAGTCGCCAGGCAGCGGGTGACTACACTCGGGGTTGTCGTTGTCGAAGGAGACTACCCAGAGCGTCGGTTCGCCTGACCGCTCATATTCTACCTGATTCACGACTTCCCCTCACCGGCCGTGGCCTTCGTTCTAGCGTGCATATTTCGCAAGGAAACTTTCCCGGGTCATCAGTTAGTTCAAACGTTTGAGACTTCGTATTGCACTTGTACAGTGCTAACGATCCTATCAGGCGTCCATTCCTCCACACCAGGAGAACACCCTTCACCGTATGGGTAAGGTATCCACCAGAATGCGTGGAACGGCCGTACGGTCTATTGAACTTAGCGACCGTAACGTAGTAGTACTTGTTATCCCAGGCCTGTCGCCTTATTGGCGCCACCAGGTTGAAACGTGCCCTGCCGGGCATCGGACTGTCCGGCAGGGACACGTGCTGCGTCACCTGGAAGACGATGTTGGTTGTAGTCCAGGCGCGCACGGTACTCCTCTCAGTGAAACCTCGCGATGTGGGTTCGCCCGGCGATCAGCAGGGCGTTGATGCTCTGGACCAGGATGACCTCGGTGTCCTTGTAGGAAGAACTTTCGAAGCTGGAGTAGTATGCGATCGGCAGGCCGTCACGCTTGCAGGTACGACAGTTGAGTTCAACGCCGCCGTCCTCGTCGCCCATCATCGTGAAGTACTTGTCCAGCACCATGACGTTCGTGATAGCCATTAGAACAGCGGCACGTCTCGGTCAGTGTCGATCGGCAGGCCGTCGTGGCCGGGCTCGTCAACCGACTCCTTGGCGCGCTGCTGGTCGTCGCGTTTGCCGATCTGCCGGTCGGTCTTCTTCCAGATGTTCTTGACCCGGTTCATGATCGTCTTCGTGCCGACGCCGGGCTCCTCGAACAGGCCCGCGAACTGCTTGTCAGTCGACACTCGAAGGAGTAGCCGCCGGAGCAGCTCCGCTTCCGCCCGGGTGTATGTCACCCGCACCTTGCGCTGGTACCGCTGCCTTGGGATCTGGTTTCCCCATGTCGCGCTCGATTCCGAGTCGGACTCTTCGAACGTGACCGGACCCATTGCCTCCATGGATGTCCATCGCCTTCCGTAGTTCCGGGCTGTATTCCAGCTTGTAGAGGATGTGTTGGATCAGGCCAGCGTCACCTGGGGTCATTCGCAGCCGGATGCGGCGCGAATTCGACCTCTCCCGATTCGGCTTTGATCGTCGCCCCTGGTCCATGAATGTCTCCTGTAAAGGGATCTTCTACCTGGTTTGATCTCGGCTCGCCGGTGATGGCGTCGTCGTGTCCGCTGCGCCCACAGGTGCAGGTCGTCGGCCGGTTCAGGATCACGAGGATTCGGTCTACGCAGTTAGCGCAGTTGCCGCCCCGGCAGGACGGGCAGTCGAACAGCTTCTCGTTGACCTGTTGGCTGTGCCCGCCCCGGCCCTCAGCTGCGACCCGGGCGCCGTACGCCTGGGGGAACAATAAGGGAGGCAGGCTTCGGCTGGGCGATCCTGGCTCGCTGCTGGGCGACGACGACTTCACGGGCCTTTACCTCCAACTCGGTCAGGATCTCGCCGTATCGCTGCGCCCACGCGAGCGTCATCATGTCCCGCTGCCCCTGCGACAGGACGTTGTTGATGATCCACTCCAGGCAGAACGTGGATCGCGCGCCCTCGACCTGGTCCGTCTGGAAGCCCATGGCGTCGATTCGCTGCTCGGCCTTCCGGTTCTTGTTGACCTGATCGACGATCAGCTTCTGAGTGCCGTTCGGGTCAGGGTAGTAGCCGGACGCGTCGGGCTTGATGAAGGGGTTGGGGTCGCCCGGCTCGCCGCCCAGCTCGGTCGTCGCGGCAAGCGCGTCGTACTGCTCATCCTTGGTGGTCATGTCATCCCCACTGGGTCTTGTGAACACACCCGGCGCAGTTCTCCGCGCCGGGCGGCCGAACCATGCGGTCCTGGATCGAGGGATACTTCATCCCGCAGTTCACGCAGATGAAGCCGACGAGCTTGCGCGAGTCCTCGTCGCGGAGGTCGTCGAGGCCATACTCGGTCATCAGGTCGTCTTCGACCTTGGTCAACGTGTCGCGCGAGCCGATCGCCGTGAAGTTGACCTCCGTCGATGCCTCGCGAGCCTGGACGAACGGCGGCTTATCGGTCTTGTCGTCGGCTACCGGCTCGGCCAGCAGGTCTTCGGCCTCCTTGTCGTGGTTCTTGTTGCACGCGGCGCAGATGCCGAACCGGTCCTGGGCGCGCTGCGTGATCCGCCCAGACATGTACGAGGCCGTCCGGACCGGATTGTCCGCCAGCGAGATCGAGTCGAAGATCAGACTCAGTGCGCCGAACTGATCCTCCGTCAGCTCTTCGAGCAGTCGATTGACCGCGTGCGCACCAGCAACGTGTGCTGCGTGTGCCCGATCGACTGCCTCAGGATCGGGCTCGGCCATGAAGAACGCGGTCACCGAACGCTACCTTCCTGGTGGTCCTTGGTCTTGTTGGTGATGCCGACGATGCTGAGTCCGCCAGCCGACTGCTTCAGGTACACGTCGTGACCCTCGACGGTGATCACGCGGACGTTGATGCGCAGCTTCGCGATCTCCTCGACCTGCGTGAGGATGTCGGCCATCTGCTTAGTCGTGAGTTCCATTCCCATAACTGCCTCCTCAAGCAAGGAAGGCCCCGGCCCGCCTAGGCGCGAACCGGGGCCTTCCTTGGCCGACGACCCGTCAGAACGGCAGGTCGTCGTCCTCGACCGCCGTAGTCGTAGGTCCGGCAGCGGGCTGCGAGGAAGCCCAGGGGTCGTCGTGATCGATCGTCGTCGCCGCCTTGGCGGAGGCGGGCGTGTTGCGCGCCTTCTTGTCGGCATCGGCATCGTCGCGAACCGTCGGCGCGGCCTGAAGCCACTCCCGCATCTGGGTCGTCGTCTCGCCCCAGCCGTTCCACTGCGACGGGTCGGTGTTCTCGTCCTTGCTGAAGGTGGGCGTCGAGTAGGTCACCTTGCCGCGCGAGTTCAGGTGCAGCTCGATGACCGTCCATGCGGTGAAGAGCGGACGCTTGGCCGCCGCGAAGGTCCCGGCGTAGGTCCGGGCCGCCTTGATCGACGCACGCTGGAAGCTGATCAGGCCGGGCATCAGGACGCCCTCGGCGTTCTCGTAGTAGCACGCGAACGTCAGCTGTTCCGAGCAGGGAGGCTTCTCCTTGTCCTTGCCCCACTCCTTGAACACGCACACGTCGCACGACAGGCGGATCAGGCCGTCGTCGCCGGGGAGGTGGTCCTTCGGGTCGAAGTTGGACTTCCCCCAGGGGAACTGCTTGCGCGCCGGAATGTCGGTCCGCAGCTGCGGGTAGCCGACCTTGAAGTCCGGGGACTTGCACTGCGGGTGGTCACCGTTGTCTACCTCGGTGTCCCACATGATCCGCTGCTTGACCAGGCCCAGGAGGACGAACCGCGCCTTTGGACCGAAGGTCTCGCCGGTGGCCGAGTCCTTGAACTTGCCCTCGTCGTGCAGGATGGTGATGCGGGGCATCGAGATGTCGCCCGCCCCGATGTCTTCCAGACCGACGTTACCGAAGTCACCCCAGCTGGGGGCACCGGTGTACTGCTCGACCGTCATTGCTTCTCCGCTTCGTTCGCTTCGTTCGCCTTGTTCGCGTTGTTGGCTATGCTCGCGTTCTTCGCTGCGGCGAGGTAGTTCAGGTACCCGCCCAGCTCGATCATTCGAGCACACCCGATCTCGATGTCTCGTTCAGTCAGCTTCCGATCGACTTCAGCTCCATCGATGTCGTCAGCCAGGCCCCGGATGTGGTCGCGGATGCGACGCCAC